ACACAGACGTATGGGGATAAGCTGCTCCGGTTCTGCGACTATGGCGGTGTGAAAGATCATTCGGAGTACATCTGCCACTTTTACTACGATGACTTCAAGTTTATTTCTGCGTGGCGTGATCCGGACAAGTACATCAGCAAGCTGAGAAAGTTTAAGGCCGTGATAAGTCCTGACTTTTCGCTCTATACGGATTTTCCCAGGGCGCTGCAGATCCTGTCGTGCTATCGCAGGCAGTGGTGTGGTGCTTACTGGCAGAGCCTGGGGCTGGATGTGATCCCGGACGTTGTGTGGGGAGACGAGGAGTCTTTTGCATACTGCTTCGAGGGAATTCCGAAACATTCCGTGGTAGCCGTGTCCTCTGTGGGCGTCAGTAACGACAAGGAATGGAATGGGGCAGAAGGCGAGAGGTTCCGGGCGGGGTACAACGAAATGTTGAAGCGCCTGGAACCGACAAAAGTTATTTTTTATGGTACCATATTGGATGGACTGGATGGAGACATCATCCGTGTGCCGTCTTTTTATGAGCAGAGAAGAAAGATGTTAAATAAAAAGAAGCGAGGTGGTGCTTATGGGGAGAGGACGCTCTAAGCTGGGCGGCGGTGGCGGCTCAGGGCCTTTCAAAAAGTTCGTTACGACTACTGAGGATGAATGGGATTATGCCGGCTATGGTGAGGACACAATCGATTTCTTCAAAAAGAACTCAAACTATAGCGAACTTGTGGACGAAATGGATGAAGATGAGCGAGAAGCGTTTCACCAGTGGTGTAGCGGGATCATGATGGGCGGTGATCAATATAATGGTTTTGACAACATGAGCGATCACAAACAAATGCTCACGCGAACCTATGATAAGTATCTAGACCGTGCAACACTTGATGAATCCATTGAACTTCGCCGTCTTGCGACGCCGGAATTGGTGCTTGGAGCAGGACACAGAACTGCGACCCTGGAAGAACTGAAGGCGATGAAAGGAAGAATCGTTACTTCAAAGGGTAATATGTCAACGGCTGCTGCATCTGAAGGACTTGGGATTGGTTCTTCTCGTTCAAAGCCGGTGGAGTATGCGTTCAAGATACCAGCAGGATCAACCGGTGCCGGTATGTGGATCGGTGACCATAGGATAAATGGATGGGAAGCGAAGCAGCGCGAGTTTATGATGAACCGCGACACTTCTTTCAGAGTTGGTAAAACCACTTACGACAAGAAGCGCGGCAAGTATATTGTGGAAATGGAATACGTTGGTTTGGGAGAACATGACTATGGTTCTTCCGGTAAAAGAAGAAGGAGGAAAAGCTGATGGCTACTAAGAAAACGAGCAAGAAATCCGGGTTAAACGCTCCGACAGTGGGGACTGTACAGCCAAAGGGCACAACTGTGAAGAAGCTGCCAAACGGCAGAATTGTTTTGGTACCGCCTGAAAAAAAGAAAAAGTAAAGGAGACTGCGTATGGGTAGAGGCAGGTCTGGACTGAGCGGCGGTGGTGGTGGCGCAAAGCCTGTGTTCAGCGACAGGGACACGGGAGACTTCAGACAGATGACGGATGCGGAAGAATTTGATTATCTCATACGTCAGCAGATAACGGATGAACAGCAGGCCGCTTTTGACAAGTATACGAACCCTAACACAGAGGCCGGGTCATTGTATAACTTCTCGCAGAATCTGAACTATGCCGTCGCTACAGGTCAGCCACTTACACCGGAGCAGCAGAAGGCGTGGGATGAAATTAACGGAGCAATGCACAATATAGGCTATAACGCTGAACTGCTGCGATATGACCACGGGGACACCGTGAATGAAATATTGCGGCAGGTCGGTATGTCAGGGAGGGCTGAAACTATGACTCCAAGTCAGTTAAAGAAACAACTGGCCGGTGTTTCCTATTCGGATGGCAGAGTGCTGTCAACATCGGTAAACGGGTTCAAGAACTCGTCAGATCCATCGGTATTTACTACGAGGCAGTTCAAATTCACATATCGCACGAAGGCTGGTGCTAAAGGTGTTATGCCCGGTGTGGGTAAGACTCCGATGCGTGGAAGTGGAAAGTCGCGCGGTGATGACTTTGGCGAGATGCTGCTGAGTCCGGAGAATAAATACAAGATTGTTGACGTGAAGTATTCTGGTGAAAAAGCAAGAAGAAAAGGCGGGTCGAAGAGGTATCTTACAGAAAGACAGATTGAGATTGTTGTGGAGGTCGACTAATGGCTGCGAAGAAAAATAACTATGACGCTGACTACGATCGCTGGGGCGCCGCTCCAGGTGCGATAAAGGTTACGAAGGCTAAGAAATCATCCCAGACGAAAACTGCAAAAAAGGCAGGTAAGAAGAGCAAATGAACAATATTGAGATGATATCTATCGCAAAGGTTCATCCGTATCCGAATAACCCGCGAGTGAACAAGGATGCTGTCGATAAAGTGGCAGCATCCCTTCGTGCATTTGGGTTCAGACAGCCGATCGTGGTGGATAAGGATTATGTGATCATCTGCGGCCACACACGCCTGGAAGCGGCGAAGCGGCTACGCATGAAGGAAGTGCCGGTCCTTGTGGCTGACGATCTTTCCGAGGAGCAGGTCCGGGCGTACCGTCTGGCTGACAATAAGACTGCGGAATTTTCAGAGTGGGATCTAGATAAGCTGATTGAAGAGATTACAGAAATCATGGACATCGATATGGAAGAGTTCGGCTTTGACCTGTCCGAGTTCGTGGATGAACCGCAGGTGGTCGAGGACGACTTCGAGCCGGAGATCCCGGAGGAACCGAAAGCAAAGCAGGGCGATGTCTATCAGCTTGGCAGACACAGGCTTATGTGTGGGGATTCTACGTCTGTGGATGATGTGGAGAAGCTTGTTGACGGCGCACAGATCGATATGCTGCTGACTGATCCGCCGTATAATGTGGACTACAAGGGAACGGCCGGCAAAATCAAAAATGATAACATGGACAGCGACAAGTTCCGTGAGTTTCTTCGTGATGCGTTCCTAACGGCGCGTGCTGTGATGAAACCCGGGGCTGTTTTTCATGTTTGGCATGCAGAAACAGAAGGGTATAACTTCAGAGGTGCATTAGCTGATGCCGGGTTTACCTGCCGTCAGCAGCTGATCTGGGTGAAATCATCGCAGACACTTGGCAGACAGGATTTTCAGAGAATGTATGAAGGTGTGCTGACTGGTGACAACTTCCTGGACGAGGAGATGGAAGCACGAGGCTATGAAGCCATGCTTTACGGCTGGAAGGACGGCAAAGGACATAACTGGTACAAAAAGCGCAAGGAAAAAGACGTACTGTTCTTCGACAAGCCGAGGGCATCTGCTGAACATCCGACCATGAAGCCTATCCTGCTGTTTGATTACGAAATGCAGTGCAATACCAAGAAGGGCGATGCTGTGCTGGATCTGTTTGCCGGGAGTGGAACAACGATTATGGCTGCAGAGCAGAACGGGCGCGTGGCGTACTGTATGGAACTTGATCCAAGGTTCGTGGATGTTATAATTGACAGGTGGGAAGCATTTACTGGCGAGGAGGCTGTGCTGCTGAATGAAGGTAGTAGTGGCAATGGAGGATGAGTTGTGGCTCGTTCCTGAAAGTGAACGTAAGAAGTGCATTGTAACCGGCGTGGGGCCGATCAATGTGATTCGGGCACTTATGGACGTGGATCGCAATGAGCCGATTGTGAACATAGGATATGCAGGAAGTAATTGTATTCCTGTGGGTGCAAGAGTTCGCGTGGGAAAAGTAAAACTTTATCATCCGAATGTACAATTCTCCACACCGGATTTCTCACTTGACGGTGAAGTTCCGTGCTATACATCGAACGATTTCGTCCTGTCGACGGACATCAAAGAGCCATGCGTGTTTGATATGGAGCTTGCCTATATCCTTGCACTTGGTTTTAAAAATGTGATGGCAGAGAAGATTGTGAGCGATAATTTGAGCGCAAAGGATTTTGATAAATATGTGAGGTGACTTTATGGCTAAGATGGGAAGGCCACAGATTCCGATTGACGAAAAGCAGTTTGATAAGCTGTGCGAACTGCAGTGTACGGAAGAGGAAATTGCCGGATGGTTTGAGTGTTCTGTGGACACACTTAACAATTGGTGCAAACGTATGTTCGGATGCACTTTTTCGGAGAAATACAGACAAAAGGCTATGCGTGGCAAAATCGCACTTCGTCGGCTGCAGCTTCAGCATGCTCAAAAAAGCCCGTCTATGGCTATTTTCCTTGGCAAGCAGTGGCTTGGTCAGCGCGATCGTATCGAGCAGACGGTGATGGAAGTTGAGGATCTGTCTCCGCTTGCTGAAATGCTGCGTGGGGATGTCGCTCGTGAAGCGACAAATTGCGATGAAGAAAACACAGACGATTAACTGGGCACCGTTTTCTGAAAAGCACAGGCAGTACATCAATAATGCGCTCTCGAACAAGATGAATGTTGCCGAGGGCGCTATTCGTAGTGGCAAAACAATTGACCACTGCATCATTGCTGCGATGTATCTGGAAACGTGCGAGGACAAGATTCACCTTGCGACCGGTGCGACAATCGGTAATGCAAAGCTGAACATTGGCGTGTGCAATGGTTTCGGCCTTGAGAATCTGTTCCGTGGCCGGTGTAAGTGGGGGAAGTACAAGGACAACGAGGCGCTTTACATCAACACACAGACCGGGCAGAAGATCGTGATCTTCACCGGCGCTGGCAAGGCTGACTCTTACAAGCGTATCCTGGGTAACTCCTACGGTCTGTGGATTGCGACCGAGATTAACGAGCATTTCGATTCCGATGATTCCCGTATTTCATTCATCAAAGTTGCTTTCGGCCGTCAGGTGGCTGCGATCCGGCCGCTTGTGCTGTGGGACTTAAACCCGTGTAATCCCACACACCGCATCTATGTGGATTACATCGACAAGTACAAGACGGACTATGTTGGCGGGTATCAGTATGAGCATTTTACGATTGCTGACAATCTGTCGATTTCACCTGAGAGGTTTGCCGAGATCAAAAGCCAGTACGTCGAAGGGTCCATCTGGTATCGGCGTGACATCCTGGGTGAAAGGTGCATTGCTGAAGGTCTTATATATCCGATGTTCGAGGATGCGATTAAGGCTCCACCGGCGCTCCCTGCGTTCTCTGATCTGTCTGTGGAAGATGTCTGCATATCCATCGACTATGGCACGATGAACGCGTTTGCTGCGATCCTGTGTGTCCGACAGGACGGCGTATGGTATGCTGTGCGTGAATATTACTATTCCGGCCGTGATAAGGGTGTTCAGAAAACGGACGAGCAGTACGCACAGGACATCGAGGCATGGTGTGCTGATGTGATCCCTGATTCTTCTATTCGTGTGATCGTGGACCCGTCGGCCGCTTCTTATATTGCACTTATGCGTAAGCGTGAGCATCGTTTCCGTGTTATTCCTGCGAAGAATGCGGTTCTGGACGGTATCCGCGAGACTGCCAATGCTCTTGAAAATGGGTATCTTGTGATCTCACCGCAGCTGAAGTCATGGAAAGCCGAGGCGAGTGGTTATATCTGGAATGACAAGGCCGCAGACGATGCTCCGGTGAAAGAGAACGACCACCTGATGGATGCGACCAGGTATTTTGTAAAGACGATGCATGTAGTCCGAAAGGCAAGAAGAAAAGAGATTTTTTGATTGGGGGTGATTGCGATTTATACTTATCAGGATTTACTCGCTGTTGGTGAGGACGAAGGCGCGCGTATGGATTTTGTCTATGCAATGATCGGCTACCACAAGGAATCAGACCAGTACGAAGAGGCCAAAGTTGCACAGCAATACGCAAAACACAGAAACGTCACAATTGATGAATACCAGAAACTGCTCTATACAATCTCCGGGCAGGCGGTCCCTGACAACTACAGTGCAAATTACAAACTTAAATCAAATTTCTTTGATAGGTTCGTCACCCAGGAGGTGCAGTTCCTTCTTGGGAACGGCCTGTCTCTTTCCGAAGATTCCGACAAGGAAAAGCTGGGAGATGATTTCGACACACGGCTGCAGATCCTTGGGAAGTATGCCCTGGTGGATGGCGTGGCGTTCGGGTTCTGGAACTACGACCATTTGGAAACATTCCGTCTGACAGAGTTCGTGCCGCTTTACGATGAGGAGACGGGCGCTCTGTCTGCCGGTATCCGGTTCTGGCAGATCGACTCCGTGAAGCCGCTCCGTGCAACTCTTTACGAGCTTGACGGGTATACGGAGTTTATCTGGCGAAAGGACAAAGGTTCTGTTTACAAGCCAAAGCGTCAGTATGTCCTCAGCGTCCGTACAAGCGCCGCAGACGGCTCTGAGATTATGGATGGGGAGAATTACCCGACGTTCCCTATTGTGCCGTTGTGGGGCAACACAGCGCATCAGAGCGAGCTTGTGGGTATCCGTGAGCAGATCGATGCGTATGACCTGATTAAATCCGGTTTTGCGAATGACCTTGATGATGCAAGCCAGATTTATTGGACGATCCAGAATGCCGGTGGCATGGATGACATCGACCTGGTGAAGTTCGTCGAGCGAATGAAGACCGTGAAGGCTGCGGTCATGGATGATGACGGTGCCCGGGCTGAAGCCCACACGATGGATGTGCCGTATTCTGCGCGTGAGGCTCTGCTTGAGCGGCTACGGACAGATCTGTATGATGATTATATGGCTCTTGATACGAAGAACATCGCCGGTGGCGCTACGACGGCCACACAGATCAAGGCTGCGTATGAGCCGCTGAACAATAAGGCAGACATGTTCGAGTATTGTGTGCTGGATTTCCTGGGGAATCTGTTCTATCTCGCTGGCATCAACTCCGAGCCGAGTTTCACAAGGTCGATCATGATCAATACGCAGGAAAACATTCAGGTCCTTCTGCAAACGGCCCAGATTCTCCCGCCTGACTACATCGTCCGAAAGATCCTCGAAACGCTTGGCGATGGTGACAAAGCCGATGAGATTCTGCAAATGATCCAGGATGAAGAATTTAGGAGGATGACCGAAAATGCTGCCGGATTTGGGGAGACGGGAGACGGACAGGAAACTTCTGACGCTGGAAGCGAAAATCCGTAAAATTTACGCCGAAGCCGAGGTGGATTTGCGGCAGAAGCTTGACGATCATATGCAGGCGTTTGCCAGGAAAGATGCCATAAAACGCGATCAGCTGAAACGAGGAGTTATCACTTCAGAGGATTATAATAAGTGGCGTATTGGGCAGATTATGACCGGGAAGCGTTGGGAAGCTATGCTTCAAAACATATCGGCCGACCTTGCGAACACAGAGCGAATTGCAAAAAGCGTTGCCAACGGTTATATGCCGGAGGTATATGCTCTCAATATGAATTATGCGACCTATGCTATTGAAAATCAGCTGCACATCGATACTTCTTTTGTGTTATATAATCGCGAGGCCATAGAACGTATAATTCTTGAGGAGCCAGATTTACTGCCCGCTCCCGGTGGGTTAATGCTGAATAAATTCGCCACAGGAGAGGCAATACGGTGGCAAAAAGGGCAGATTCAGAGCGTTGTAATGCAATCTATACTTCAAGGAGAAAGTATACCGAATATGGCCACACGTATTGCTGCTTCTCTTTGTACGGGAGGAAGAAAAGCTGCTATTCGATATGCGAGGACAGCCGTTACGGGTGCGGAGAATGCCGGCAGGCTGGACAGTTTCAGACGTATGGAATCCATGGGGATAAAAATGAAAAAGACATGGGTCGCTGTTCTGGACAGCCGTACCAGGGATGCCCACAGAGAGCTGGACGGGCAGACGGTTCCGGTAAGCAAGCCGTTCCACAACTCCATCGGCAAGATCATGAGTCCGGGCGATCCTACCGCGCATGGAGCAAACATATGGAATTGTCGCTGTATGATGATTTCTCAGCTTGAAGGTTTTGAGAGGGATATGTCCGACTTAAGTCTGAGGAACACATCTAAGCTGGGAGACATGTCCTACGATGAGTGGAAGAAGGCTCATGGGAAATCGCAGAACATTTTGATGCCGGATAAAGTTGCCGCCTTAATGCGCGGCCGTTATGCGAGGGAGTACAGAAGATGAATGTTCGCTTTATATCCCACAAGGACGAGGCTCTGCAGGCGCTTGACGAGGCAATAGCGCAGGCCCTTGAAATGATCGGGTCCAAGGCTGCCGGGTATGTTTCCGGCCTTGCTCCTGCTGATACCGGGCGGCTAAGAAACAGCTATACCTGGGCGACCAAGCGTTCGGAAGGCAGAGGGTTCTCCTATACGGATGACAATAATAACGTGTTCTCGTATGACATCGGTACCGGCGTTCCCGATAATACGGTGTGTATCGGTACGAATGTGGAGTATGCCGTCTACCAGGAATTGGGGACATCCCTGATTGATGCACAGCCGCATCTGAGGCCCGGTGTAGAGGATCATCTGGACGAATACAAAGAAATTGCCAGAAGGTGTCTGAAGGGTCAGACTTGACACAATTCTATACAATTCGATAAAACTAAAAAAAGTTCGACATTCTTAATTTAAGCAAAACCTACTTAACGACTAGGTTTTGCTTTTTTAATTTTTCTTATATTTTCTTTATTTTTCTTATCTTTTATTAACTACCTATGTTTCATCTTCATACATTTTCTATAAAGTCCCTAGTAGCAAAAATATATATAGAAAGTTTATATAAAATGTATGAAGATTATTCATAGGGGTCTGTCAGAATATTCTGTATATTTGAATGATCGCGAGTTTGTCTGGTTTTACTTTGGTGCTTGCGTGGATTGTGGGAATGTGATATTTTAGAACCATCTGAACAGCGAGGAACTGCTGCCGAAGTACAGGAGGATATGATGGCACTGACGAGAAAGTTTTTATCGGCTATGGGGATCGAGGAGGAGAAAATCGACGAGATCATCAACGCCCATAGGGAGACTGTGGACGCGCTGAAGGAAGAGCGCGATGCCTACAAGGAAGACGCTGAGAAACTGCCGGACGTCCAGAAGGAGTTGGATGTGGCAAAGAAGCAGATCGAGAAGGCTGTGACAGAAGACAGCCAGGACAAGTGGAAGGTCAAGTATGACGCGATGAAAGAGGAGTTTGATAGCTACAAATCCTCGATTTCTGCGAAGGAAACGAAGCAGAAAAAGACCGACGCTTACCGGAATCTGCTGAAGGAGACGGGAGTCTCCGAGAAACGTCTTGCTGCGGTTCTCCGTGTGACAAATCTCGACGATGTCGAGTTTGACGAAGAGGGCAAGCTGAAAGAAACAGACCGGCTGAAGGAGAACATCCGCAAGGAATGGGGTGATTTCATCACAACAACCGAGACGAAAGGTGCCGACACCGAGACACCGCCTGGTGGTGCCGGTGGTGCTGATGGGGCGCATGCGCCGAGCAGAGCGGCCCAGATAGTGCAGAAACGCTATGAACGTATGTATGGCAAACAGGAAGGAGATAACTGATGAGCTTTATCGGTTCTGTTGAGCAGGGGCTTGTATATGCTCCGGGCTACTTCCTCGCTCATGAGGAATGTGAGAGAAAAACGAGACAGATCGCGCAGTCGGGCGCGACAACTGTGAATGGCAGAAAGTATGTTAAAGCAGGCACATTTTATCCTGCGAATAATTCCAGCACGGTGGAAGGCATCGTGTATGAGGATGTGGATGTCACAACCGGCGACATGCCCGGATCTGTTGTGACGAAGGGTGTCGTCTATCTCGACAGACTTCCGGCTGCTCCCGAAAGCGGTGTACAGTCTGCTCTGGAAGGCAAGGGGTTCACCTTTATCGCATCTGCTCCGTCTGCAACGAGACCGAAGTATCCGACCGATCTTAAGGCGCTTACTGTTGAGTCTGCGGCAGGCACTGCGGCTGGTGATACCAAGATCACGGTGTCTGGCTATACGCTTGAAAGCGGTGACGGCTACAAGTACAAGGTTGCGACCGGAACTGCTCCCGCTGTTGCTGTGGGCGAGATCCTTGATTCCACATGGACTGCGTGGGATGGGTCTGAGGACATTACCGCTGCGACAGATAAGAAGATCACTGTTGCTGTTGTGGATGCGTTTGGTGAAGCGGTTGCTGCAGGCAATGCAACTGTAACCGCCAAGGCTTGAGGAGGTGGAGAGTAATGCCGAGAATTGCATGGGAAAATAATATCCTTGGATTTATTCCGAAGACTGACTGGCTTGACATTCCGTTCCGTGTGGATCGCCCGGATGATCCGGCCGATGAACTGTTTGGTGACCAGAAGACTGCGAACCTGGTTGCAGAATGGGAGACCATTGCTAACGAGTATCAGATCCCGGTTATGGCGCATTTCCACGGGTTCGATACCGAGGCGAACACGACATTCCGTGTGCCGATTGACACGCACAACATTGAGAAGGGCCTTATCAAGGTCAAGATCAACCAGTCCGAGAGGATGCGCGCACTGCTTCGGTCCGGCGTTCAGGGCGATGACAATCTTTACGAGTATGTCGTGAATGATGGCGCTCGTCTTGCCGAGCAGGTCATTACCCGCACAAAGGTCGCAAAGAACGAGCTGCTTGCTACCGGTCAGGTAACGATCAAGGAGAACAATCTGGATCTGACTGTCGATTATGGTGTTCCGGCTGGACACACAAATCTGGCGCTTGATTTCGGCCCGGGTGCGACAGAAGATATTCCCGCACAGATCCAGGCGATTATCGACCAGGCGAACAGCGATGGGACGATCATCACTGGTATTTATACATCCCGTAAAAATATCAACAAGCTGCGCAGCAACGCGGCAGTCCAGACGGCGATCAACGGCACTTACGGTGCCGGTGCGCTGGTCAGGCAGTCTGATCTCGAACAGTATCTCTCCGAGGAATTCGGAATCGACGAGATTGTTACAAATGACCTGACCTATGGTGCTTCTGCTGAGATCGGATCTTCCGGCAGACCGTCGATTACAACCGCCAGGTATTACCCGCAGAATAAGGTTTCCTTCTTTGCGAAGAATGCTGGGGCGAAGATCGGCGTAGGTCTGTGGGGCGACCCGCCCGAAACAGATGTGGCACAGCTTCTTCAGGTAGCAGGAAGCTCCGTATCTCCGTTCGTCTACATCACTCAGTGGGCTGAGGATGACCCGGCTGTCCTGTGGACAAAGGCATCGACTCTGTTCATGCCGGTCATCTACAATCCGAACAGCCTGTTCATCGCAACTACTACAGAGACACCTGCGGGGGCATGATAAATGGCATATAAGGTCGTAAAAGATTTCAAAGATTTGAAAGATAACGGCCACGTTTACAGAACGGGGGACTTGTTCCCCCGTTTTGGCGTAAATGTGGGAGATGAGAGGATT